CCCTTTATTGGCATCGATGCCAATGATTGTCGGGATCGAATCATCGATCGGGAAATCCTCAAGCCCGGGGAAATCATCGATCGGATTGAGGCTTAACTTTCGAAGGGTACACCATGATTCGCATCATTCATTCCCGCATTCTCGGCGGGTGGTTCATCGTTCGGGGTCCGCACCAGACCCCGATATCTGGACGATTCGATTCCCGGGCGCAAGCCCTTGCACACTTGAAAAGGGGTTGATCATGCTTTGGTTTGTATGCTTTGAAATCGCACCGAAAAACGCTTTCGGTATTTGGGAGCGGAAGGGTATGACCTCTCAAGGATCATCCCGGGATGATGCCGTCGCGGAAATCACGCAGGCCATGGCAGAAAAGTACGGGCCCGGAATCCGTCTCGTAGATGTCTTTCAATATGAGGAAAACGAACAATGAAGACCATGATCACACTCACCATAGACTACAAGCGACAGAGCATTACGGAAACGTTTCCGACGATTGATGCCGCGACTACCGCATACGCTGACGCCGACTGGTCGGCATGCCATCAACCCGGAAATGATATCCGCCGGATCACCCTGCGGATTGACGGCGCCACTGTCAAATACAAAACCTATTGAGGTGCGCACCATGTCCCGATCCAACCCTATGCACCACGGCGCGCCCCTAAGCCCACCACGGCCCCGCCCGTGGCCGTTCCCCATCACGCTACCGGCGCCAGGCCACGCCCCGGACCCCAAGCCCGTGCGCGCGCCAGTGGCGCCGCGTCAACCCCTGCCGGACACTCCGGCGCTGTTTTGAAAGGATCGCAACATGTACGGACCCGCTATGCCCTGCCTTGATCCTGACCGGCCCCTCACCCGCGAAGAGCTGGACGACGAACGCCGGGAGGGATACCCTGCCGGCCAGCTTGCCCGATTGCGCGAGTATGCGGAACGCATAGAGCTTGCAGAAACCCGCGAGGAATTGGGCAAGCTCTACGAAGACATTGTTGGTTACAACTTGCTGGAAGACATGCCAGACGCCACCGAGGAATACTTGCGCGATATGTGCGAGGGCTTCCTGCGCGAGGAGTGCGATTCGCTGGGTATTGACTGCGATGACGTATTCAACCCTTGCGTGACGGACGACACGCGATCCTACGGCCCATGGGGGCGCCCGTGAGAGTATTAGTCGCATGCGAGTACAGCGGCACGGTACGGGACGCCTTCCGACGCCGGGGGCATGACGCCGTGTCGTGTGACCTCCTGCCGACTGATGCCCCGGGGCCGCATTACCAAGGCCCGGTGCAAGACATCATCAGCGACGGATGGGATTTGATGATCGCCCACCCGCCCTGCACCTATCTGTCGGTCAGTGGGATGCATTGGACGAAACGGGGCCTGCGCGACCCGCAACTGACCGAGGATGCGCTGGAGTTCGTTCGCATGCTGATGTGCGCGCCAGTGCCACGCATTGCGGTAGAGAACCCGGTATCGGTCATCAGCAGCCGCATCCGCAAGCCCGACCAGATCATCACGCCCTACCAATTTGGCCACGACGCCAGCAAGAAAACGTGTCTCTGGCTGCAGGGGCTCCCGTTGCTGCGGCCCACGCAGATGGTCGAGCCGCGCATCATCGGCGGGCGCAAACGCTGGGGGAATCAAACCGATAGCGGGCAGAACCGCCTGAGCCCCTCGCCTGACAGATGGAAGATCAGGAGCGCCACATATCCCGGCATCGCGGCGGCAATGGCTGACCAGTGGGGGTCACTGTGATCTGGGCCGGCTTGGCCCTTTTGCTGGCCGCTGGACTGATCATCATCCTTGACTTATAGTCGGGCCTGCCAACTTTCTCCTGACGCCCCTCCCGGGGTCTTCAAGCCCGCCAAGCCACAAGCCCGGCGGGCTTTTCTTTCACCCCTTCACGCGGGCGATGATGTCAGCCGCGCTGGGCTCGGGCAGGTCCACCAGGCGGCGCGCCTCGCTCTTGCTCCCGGTCCAGTCAGGCGCGCGGAAAACGTGTTTCTTCGTCGGGTGTTCGACCGAATAGACCCGCCCCATATCTTCCCAGCCGGCCTCACGGAAGGCGTGCAGTAGGGCAGGCACCACCAGCTTGATATGTGCTGGCGCGCGGGCCTGCAGGCCCTCCAGGAAGCCCTGCCAAGGCCCGCCCACCACGCCACGGGCGAACAGGCCCACGCGGTGAGTCATCTGTTCGACTAGCCACGCCTCAGAACCCGAGAGCCCGGCCTGCAACATGATGGCCTTCGCCTCGGTCATGGGCGGCGCGGCACCAGGCTGGAACGTGGACACGTCACGGGCCTGCAGCCAGGCCGCCACCGACGCCAGGCCACCGCCCGCGTACCAGGCCCACAGTCGCGCGGCAACGTCAGGGGGCATGATGCCGGCCTCAGACCAGAGCACGAACCAGCGCCGATCATCGCTGGGCAGTGAGATGGCGGCGCGCTCGTTCGAAAACGCCAAGACCAAGAGCCTGTTCGCGGCGTCATAGGGGTGTAGTCCCTTACGCTGGATCGAGATCAGTTCAGGCGGCGCAGCGAGCAGGGGCTTGAGTCGGTTCTCCAGCGCGCGGCGGTCGGACGCCTCGGGCTGGCGCAGTTCGTTCAGCACCAGCACCTCGGACTCGAACGCATACCCCCACTGGGAATTGATCTCCTCGTTTCTGACGGTTGCGACGTTCGTCTTCCCCTCGCCACCCACCGCCCACAGGAACGGTGCCCAAAGCGAATCCTTACCGCTGCCAGGCCGGCCGGCGTGCAGCACGCCGTGATTGATCTTGATGCTGGGATGCTGAACCTTGAACGCCATGATGTTCAAGACATGCTCACGTTCGGCGGCGTCAGGGATCATCCGCTCGGCGTGCTCAAGCCACTGGCGCACCGCGGCGTCCGAGGCGCCCCCAGCGACCGCCGGCCGGCCATCGCGCCACTTGTTGCCGTACACGCCACCGGCACGGGCCACCAGCACGTCATCGCCCGCGCTGTACGCGATACCGTCCAACACGCGCCCGCCCTTCGTTTGCCGGTGCTCGTCAAAGCAGATCGACGCTTCGATTTTGGGGTTCTTGCCGTGGATCGATCGACACGACACATGGCGGAACAGCGCGTTGAAGTTCGTCCGCGTGAACTGCCGCCGCTCGCGCATGTCGAAGTAGGCATCATCTGACACCACGTACGCAAACCGGGACCACCAGTCGGCCTTGTCGGTGCGCGCGGCCTCGGCCCGGTCCACCTCGGCCATCACCTCGGCCACCGCACCGGCCAGTTCAGGCGTGGGGGTCAGCCGCCCGATGGTCTGCAGCATCGCCTGCTGCAGGAGTTCGTCCCGCAGGCCAGGCGTGTGGCGCGGCCCGCCACGCTCGGCCACCCACTCAAGGAACCAAGCGCTGTCCAGATCAATGCAATGCGAGTGCAAACAGCAGAACGCCCGCCCACTGGGCAGGTAACGGCCCTCGGGGTTCCCGTCGGTGTGCGCCTCGGCGTTGGGGCACACGACCCCCATCCACCCCTCGGTGTTCGGCCTACTGAGCACCAGCCCCTGCTCGGACAACCATGTCGCCACGTCATCGGCCCCATCGTCGGACAGGCGCACCGGGCGCGGCCCCAACGACTCCACCACCTCGGGCGTGACGCCCAGGCCGGCGCAGACCTCGGCCAGCGTGTACTCGCGCGAGCGGTCCCACTCCACCAGGCGCGAGACAAACGCATCCTTGCCGGGCTTGAAGTTGACCGAGCCAGGCAGTCGGAAGTTTCTGACCGGGTTGCAGGCCCCCGCGTCGGTGTAGCCCGCAGCGGCAATCGCGTTGATGGCGCCAGCGAACTCCAGCTTGGTGGGCTGGTCGCTGAAGACGTAGCCCCATTGGTAGTTACCCGCTGACGTCTCCATGATCCAGGTCGGGGCGAGCGGCGGCGTCTTGCTCTTGGTGCCCACGTCGTCCAGCATCATCACCAGCACATACTCGCAGTTCGCCGCGCTGGCGCTGGGTTTGCCCTCAATGAAGCGGTCGACGATGAAGCTGGCCGTATTGCCGAACCACGCTTCGCCCTGCTTGATCCGCCGGGTGGGCAGGTACGCCGGCCAGCTTGCTTTGATCGCGCCGTTTGCGTGAAACTGCATTTCCCCGTTCACCAGGCGCGGCGTCTGCCGCACGATCAGGGCCGTCTCGCCAGAAGGCGCGAGCGCGGACAAGTACTCAATGAATTCTTGCGATGTCATTTGCCGTATCTCTCCATTGTTTTGATGCCGATGCCCAGCGGCAGACCCGCCGCCCATGCTGGCGGGTTGGTCATCACCCGCTTCATCAGTTCGGTTGTTCGCGCGGAATCGCTCGTCTCGCAGACAATTTCGTCGTGGACGTGCAGGACCACATCCTCGCCCTCGCGCTCAAGTTCACGCAGCGCATGGCGCAGGATGTCATGCGCCGCGGCTTGCGTGACGTTCTCGCATGCCAGACCCGGCCACAGGCGCGCGCGAGGCCACTCCTTGGCGTCAGCGGCGGGTTTCCAAGAGGCTTTGGCGTAGCTGATGCCATCGGCGTCAAGTCGTGCGTGGGGGTAGCACAGTATGCGCCCACTCGGCAGCGCGTACCAGAGGTGAGCCCCATCGAACAAGTAGGACACTCGCCCTGCCGGCACCGCCTGACTCTTGCGGCGCATCGCACCCATGTAGGCCCGCTCAAGGTCGCTCCAGAACAGCGGCGCCCACGGGTTCGCCTTGCGCCAGGCGCCCACCATGCGCTTGGCCTCATGCTCGGGCAGGTTCACGTTGTACACCCGCCCCATCGCAGCGAACGCGCCCACGCCGCCTCCGAACCCGCAGGCGAGTTCCTGCACCTTGCCGATCTGGCGCTGCCCGGTGGCCGCAGCGTCGTCGGCCTCGTGACCGGCCAGGATGGCGTCATACGAAGTGTTGAACGTCGCGGCCGCGTTGACGATGTAGGCGTCCAGCCCGCGACGGAACGCCTCCAGCTTGGCGTCGCCCGCAGGCGTTGCGGCCAGCCACGGGTTCACGCGGCCTTCGATGGCCGACCAGTCAGCGACGACGAACTGTTTACCCGCTGCCGGGATCAGCGCGGGCCGCAGCACCCCCTTCAGGACGTCGGTGACGCGCTTGCCGAACGCAGGCACGATTTGATGTCCGCGGCACATCGCATGACGGACGGCCTGCGGATCTTTGGCGACCTTGCGGGCGAAATTGTGGACTTGCAGGCCGTAGCTGGACGCCCGGCCCGTGGCAGCACCGCCAGCGAACACGAACGCGCCACGCACACGGTGATCTTCGACATCCGCAAGCGCGGCCATACGGACAAATTTGGCGACCGACGAGGCCCAGAGGTCGTCTGCGCACTGGATAACGGTCGCCGCGTCAGGGGGTACTTCATCAGGGTTTTCCTCTGCTAGTATCAGCAGCGCGGCACGGACGGTTTTGTCGATGGACTGCTTTTCTTCGCCGTCTTTGTGGACCGTCATCAAGCGGCGCGCCTCGGGGCCGACCCGCGCCCACACCCACTCGCGCATGCGCGGGCTGCGCACCGATGTGATCTCGCCGTCCGTCACCTCGCGCACCTCCTGCTGGATGGCGTCCAGTTCCTCCACCGCGTAGGTCTGCGCGGCCTTGGACAACTCGACGTCCACCAGCACGCCACGGTCGTTGATCCGCTCGTTTGTCCAGTAGTCGGCCAGTTCCTCGGCAGACAGCGGGCGCAGGGCCTTGCTGATGGCCCGCATCGCACGGACGTCCTGAGCGCAGTAGTCGAACAGGTCGGCCAGGTCTTGCTCGGTGTGCTTGAACGGCGGGATGCAGCACTTGCGCACCAGCGCAGCGCCCTTGTGATCCTTGCGCATACTGGCGCCCGCAAACCGCCCCACATCCTCCAGACTGCCAGGCGCGCAGTTGGCCCGGGCCTGCGCTGCGGTGCAATAGAACTGCTCCAGCGACGGCACGGGCGCGTTGTGGTCTGACCACAGCACATACGTCCAGATCAGCCGTTCGAACGCCGCGTTGTGGGCATAGACGCGCTCACCACGTAGCACGGCCTGCCGAACTGATTTTGGAAATTCTTGGCTCGGTTGCCAAATTTGCACCTCATCATCGTCATGCGCATACGCCATGCACAGCACTTCTGTGCTCGCGTCTTGCGCGTAGTTGTAAGCCCCTGCCACCGTGAGGTCGCAGGCGCTGCGGGTTTCGAAGTCAATCCAGATGGGCATAAAAAAGAACGGGGGCCGTAGCCCCCGCCCCCTACTCTCAGGCCGCGCGACGACGACGGCCAGTCGGTGCCGGCTCGGCGGCGGGCTCCTCGGCAGGCTCGGTGGCTTCGTCAGCCGCGCCGTCCATGCCGACCCAGTGCTGCACCTTGAACTCGGGCGTGTAAACGCGCCCGTAGCTCTTGTGCTGGTAGTGATCCTTCCCGAGAACGATCACCGGCACCGGCTTGGTCTGGTCCTTCTCCACTTGCGTGGCGATCTCGACCGCCAGCGTCTGCACTGCGCGCTTGCCGCCGACAGAAGTCACGGTATACCGCGCCTCCATGCCGGCGTCTTCGCCGCTGATGCACTTCAGAGAGAACCCGACCTGTGCCTCCCAACCCCGCTTGGCGCCGGGGGGCGCCACGTCGAGTTCGGGCAGCGGCTGGGTGATGCCGACCATCTTCTCACCCAGCACCTCACCCTCACCCCACGCGATGAAGCCGTGGACGAACGAGAACGGATTGACGGCCCACAAGGAACCGTCTTCCACCTCGGTCTGGTCCGCGCCGAACACCCAGTGGCCGGTCTTGTCCATCTTCACGATGACGGTGGCAGAGCCCACGTCAGGTGCGATGGAACGGAGGGCCGTGGAGAGGGAAGAAACTGCCGGCAGACCGGCTTGAGAGAACGCAACGATATTGGACACGATTGAACCTTTCACTTCAGTTTAGAAAGGGCCGCAACGAGTTGCTGCCCGATGAGCACCGCCGCGGGCCGGGGATCGCTCTCCGGTGCGAGGGTGTTGCCGGACGAGACGCTCACGACCTGATTGGCCGGAAACGTGACGCCTTGCTCCTTGCAGACCTTCTCCATCTGAGCAGGACTGCGCAATTTGATCTCTTGGTACTTGGTAGGGCAGATGCCGGCGTTCAGCCACAGGACGTGCATCCCCTTCTCATCAGCCCACTGACGGGTCGCCCGCTTGGGCACCAGTTTATAGCCTGGCACGGGCATGCCCTTCTCCAGCCGCTCCTGCGCCAGCTTGCGAGCGTCAGCGATGAAGTCCTCCAGCCGCTCGGCCAGCGCCAGCGCCTGGCCCAGCGCCTCGGGGTCTACCGTGGCCAACGCCGTGTGGGTCACGCGGTCCACCGCACCGCTGACTTGCGGGCAGATCGGCTTGGCGGTACACCACCGACAGTGGTCACCGATCACGATGGGGGCGTCGGGTCGCTGCGCCAACTTGACTGCGGCGACCAGATCACGCTCGAACTGATCAATGCGTTTCCAGGTCGTCACCCAGCGGCGCACATGGGGCGGCTGCACGATGACGATCTCAATCTCTTCGGCGCCGTCGAACGCCCACTGCACCTTGCTGGTCTTGAGAGCCGCAGCCGCGTAAAAGAGCCCCTGCTCGCTTTCCTCGGCCTCAACCATCACGCCGTCGCCGAACTTCCAGTCCAGCACCACAGCGCGGTCGCCGATGCGGCCAATTAGGTCAGCGTTGCCGAACACGCCGTCCAGCGCCTTGACGCCCTCAAACTCGACCTCGACCTCTTGGACGAACTGCATCTTCTGCTCGGGGTCGATCTGGTCGAGCGCGTCAATGCAGAACTGCAGCTTCTCGGCCTGCTCGGGCGACAGGTTGTGCTTGGCGATGATGTCACCCAGCTCGCCGTCGGCCAGCAGGTCTTCCATGCAGCCGTGCAGGAGCGTGCCCTCCTCGGCATACTTGGACGATGCCTGCGGCGGCATCTTGGCGACCAGCGCCACGCTGCCTGGGCAGTTTATGACGCGCTTGGCGGTGGACCCGCCGACTACTTTACTGTGTTGCATCACTCGTTCCTCGCTTTCAGCATGGCGTCGGCCATGAAGTAAGCGTCCCCGGCAACATCGTCAGCCCACGTAACCCCTTCATATATGGGGTGTCCAAGACCGCAATCGACCACCGTAGCAAAAGAGGTCTCAGATTCCTCGTTTACCGTAGTCCTCGCTTGGATTATTGATTGCATCGCCTTGGCCGCGAAGTAATCGCGTAGGGCCATGCCTTCTTCTTGGCCGTGCATGTGTGTTGACGGAAACGCCGGCCCGCTTTTGTCTTCCATGATTGAACTCCAGTGAAGTGATGAGGACCGCAGTGTAGCCGACAAAAAAGACTTGCACAAGACTTTTTGCCGCTGTAAAGTTACGGACATGGCCAAACACAAAATTTCGGAGAAGCCGATGCTTGAGAAAGATGTCGAACGCAGGCTGGTCAAGGGCGTAGAAGCCCTCGGCGGCAAAGCGTACAAGTTCGTGTCGCCCGCTCACCGTGGTGTGGCCGACCGTCTGGTCGTGCTGCCTGGTGGGCGCGTGTGGTTCGTGGAAGTCAAGACCGACAACGGCACCCTGCAGCAGTTGCAGGAGATGTTCAAGCGCGATGTGCAGGCGCTGGGCTGCAACTACGCCTGCCTGTATGGCGCTGGCGACGTGGACAACTGGCTGGCGTATGTCACATCCGTTCACGGCGAACCTACGCGAGCGTTCAATGAGCATCACTCTTAGACCCTATCAAGAGGAAGCCGCCGACTTCCTCTACGAGCACGACCGGGCGATGATCCTCGCGCCAGTGGGCGCTGGCAAAACAGCGATCACGCTGACGGCCATGCGCGATCTGGTGAAGGACGAAGGCACCCGCTTCCTCGTCGTCGCGCCGCTGCGGGTGGCCACCTCGGTCTGGCCGGTCGAGGCGAAGAAGTGGGCGCCATCATTGCGCGTGCGGGTGGCGGTCGGCACGCCCGCCCAGCGTAAAGCAGCACTTGACAGTGACGCTGACGTCATCGTCACCAACTACGACAACCTGCAGTGGCTGGCCGAGCAGGACGTGCAGTTCGACGCGGTGGTGTTCGACGAACTCACGCGGCTGAAGAACCCCAGCGGCAAACGCTTCAAGGCTTTTGAGAAGGTCATCAAGTCCGTCGAGATCCGCTGGGGCCTGACCGGCTCGTTCACCAGCAACGGGCTGGAGGATGTGTTTGGGCAGTGCAAGGTGATCGACCAGAGCCTGCTGGGCCGCAGCAAGGGCGCGTTCATGCAGCAGTACTTCTACCAGAACAACCGCGGCACGCACACCGAGTGGGAGCCCCGGCCCGGCTCGCTGCCCGCCGTGATGCAGCGCATCAAGCCGGCCACCTATGTGCTGGAGCCTGGCGAGTACAAGGACAAGCTGCCCCCGCTGCACACGGTGGAGATGCCCTGCAGCATGGCGATGGACGACTACAAGAAGATGAAGAAAGACTTCGTGCTGCAGTTCGGCAACGAGACGACCATCGCGCAGAACGCCGCGGTGGTCACGCAGAAACTGCAGCAGATGTCCAGCGGGTTCCTGTACACCGACTTTGGTGCGCGCTGGATGTCGCCGCACAAGTTCGACGCGCTGGACGACATCCTGTCGGAGAACCAGCACGCCAACACCATCGTCGTCTATAACTACGTCGAGGAGTTGAACGAATTGCGCAGGCGTTACCCCACGCTGGCGGCGATGGACGAAAAGTGGGACGTCATCAAGGGTTGGAACGCCGGCCAAGTGCGGCTGCTGGCCATCCACCCCAAGAGCGCCGGGCACGGGCTGAACCTGCAGCACGGCGGCTGTCACATGATCTGGCTGTCGCTGCCGTGGTCGCTGGAGTTGTATGAGCAGACCATCGGGCGGCTGCACCGCAGCGGCCAAACGCGTGACGTGTGGAACTACGTCCTGCTGACTGCAGACACCGTGGACCAGAAGATCTGGGCGGCGCTGCACGACAAGCAATCCCTTTCCCAACTGGCCTTGGAGGCACTCAAGTGAGATACAACCCGGAAACCGGACACATCAATTTCTCGCACGCGCTGGAGGTGATGATCGCCGGGCGCAAGGTCACCCGTTCGTTGTGGAGTGACTCCTACGCTTTCCTCAATCAAGACGGCTTCTTTGTTCACATGCCTGATCGCAACAAGGACGTTGTGTGGCTGCCGAACATCGACGAACTGCTGGCCACCGACTGGGTGGAGGTGCCGGCATGAACAAGTTTGCGGAGCGGCTGAAGGTAGCGCGGGCCGAGCACAAGATCGCGCTTAAGGCGTTCAACATGGCGCAGCGCAGGCTGCATAGGGTGCTGGTCACCATCAACACACTGGAGAAGAAGCATGAACTGGCGATGGCTCAACGAGCACCTGTCAAGCAAGACTGAGCAGGAGGTTAGCGCCCTGCTGGAGCAGGAGCGCAAGACGCTGCGCCGCGTCACTATCTTGGAGCGGCTGCATCAACGCTACACCGTCCTGCGCGCTGCGCGGGAACGCATGGAAATTCTGAAGGAGGCAATCAAGTGATCCGCGACCACATCCGCCGCCTGTGCGGCAACATCAGCCACGCTGAACTCATGCAGAACGAGTTGGACCAGGCGCACCGCAGCCTGCTGGAGGCCCACAGCGCCCGCGAATACGCCGAGGCTATGGTGGCGTACCACCAGGCTCGCATCGAGCGCCTGCGCTACACGTTGGCACGGGAGGCAGCATGAGCAGAGCCCTTACCGAAGCCCTCGCAGCGGCTGCAGCGTCGCCGTGCGCCGGGTACTCATGCCCCAAGCAGAGTGACTGCGCGAGCGAGAAGCTGGCGTGTGAATCGTTTGTCTACTACGTCGATTCTGGCAGGGCAGCACATCCATTGATGATGTTCCGTACCAACAAGAACGGGTGGAAGGCTTTGCATATGCTGAAGCAGGAGCACGCTCCTACGCGTGCGTTGTACGACCGTGTTTTTAAGGAGGGGGTATGAACGACAAACCCATTCCCGCTGAGGCGGCAACTGAGATCGGTCAGGACGAGTCCAATTTTTACGGGCTAGAGTTCTGGAAGTTGGAGGTCATCGACGCTCTGATCTTCGCCATCGGATTGGTGGCGTGCGCTGGCGCTGTGGTGCTGGTGTTTGGTGGGGGTGCGGCATGAAGAAACTACCCAAAGGCCTTGACCAACAAGGCCGCTACCCCGAAGCCGCCGAGGCGGCAACTGAGATCGGCATTGATGACGCCCCTGAATCCTTGGGCACCCTGGTGGTGCTGGGGCTGTGCGTTGTTGTCCTTGTTGGTGCGATTGCGCTTGCGGTGGGGGTGTTGGTATGACTGACCGCGAACTGCTTGAGGCCGCTGCGAAGGCTGCGGGGATTGATGGCGGGTACGGCCACCTCGCAGGGCAGACCGGAATAATCGTGATGAAGAACTCCGGTTCCCGGCTCTGGACAGGGAAAATTTGGAACCCGCTGATGGACGACGGTGACGCGTTGCGCCTAGCCGTTCAGTTGAAGGTCGATGTCATGTGCGCTAGGGGGAACGTCGTGGTGCGCCACCGCAAGAACCGCATCTGCCCGCCGACGATCCACCATCGCACCGAAGACGCCTGCGCGGACACCCGCCGCGCCATCGTCCGCGCCGCAGCAGCTATCGGAAAGGAGATGAAATGAAACGCCAATCCAAACACAAGCACCGCGTGCTGCGGGTGATGCTGGAAGACATTCGCGCTCGGCAAGTGCTGGACGATCTGATCAACAAGGTCAACGCAGCAGGCCGCAAGTTCGGCGCAGGAATGGCGCAGGCATACGCACAGATGCGTGCAGATCCTGAATGGCAAGAAAGGAACAAGGTATGACCACACTACGCGAAGCCGCCCAGCAGGCGCTGGAGGCGTGGGAGTACATCAACAAGTACGGGTTTGTCTTGGCTGACTACGAAGGCCCGATGGAGCAAGCCATCACAGCCCTCCGCGCCGCGCTGGAGCAGAAGCCAAAGTTCACCCTGTCCTGTGGATGCCCGTCGCAATACGGCGGTGTGCCTGCGTACTGGGAAAGAGATGGCAGCACGGCATTCGGCATGATCTGTGAGAAGCATTGGCACGAATACGGTGCAAGGAGTGAAGCATGACTGATCTGAGAACCGCCGCCCAGCAGGCACTGGAGGCTTTGGAGGAATTGAACGGCTGGCAGTCGCTGGCGCCGCCCGTGGCATCCCAAGTCGGAAGACATGCCGCCATCAACCTTCGAGCCGCGCTGGAGCAGCCGGAGCAGGAGCCGGTGGCGTGGGGATGCTCCCGGGACGGTGAGTTGCAAACGGAACTTGTCGGCACCGAAGCCGATGTCGATTTCTGGTGCGCATCGGACGAACCGGAGATGCAGGGCATGGTCAAGGGCGCCCTCTACACCCACCCACCCCGCCGCAAGCCCCTGAGTGACGAGGAGCTTGACCGCCTATGGCGTGAGCCAATGAGCGCAGACTGGGAGCACCGGGAATACGCCCGAGCGGTCGAGGCCGCGCATGGGATCAAGGAGAACACATGAGCATCGTCACCCACGTGGCGGTGTTCTTTGCCCGCAACCCTGAAGAAGAGCTGACAACCCACGACGTCGGCATTAAGTGGGACATGAAGCCCAACAACGTGGGCGCATCCCTGCGCTATGCCGAGCAAGCAGGCTGGGTCACCCGCACCAAGCGCGCCGACCCGACCACGCGGACCAAGTACCGGTGGATCTACACCGCTGGCCCGCTGCTGCGTCAGATCACTTCTGCCGCTTGTCCCACACAGACCAGCCCAGACCGGCCGCTGCCGACGCCCCGGAAATGATGGCGTCCATCGTGCCGCCGTCCACGCCGTACTTCACGGCGAAGCCGCCAGCAAGAGCGGTGAGGATGTGGCGCGCCAGCGCCTGGATCATGGTTGCAGTCATGTCAAGTCTCCATCAAGTCAGCAATACGGCGAGCCCAGCCGCGTGAGAAGGCCGGCCAGTTCGTCAGGCCGGTCATGAAGCGCAGCCTCTGCGCCAGCACCCGCAACCGCAGCGCGTTCATGTCCTGCGCATACGCCGCGGCCAACGTCTTGGGGCCGATGACCCCGTCAGCTTCCACGCCCAGCGCCCGTTGTAGCCACAGCGTGGCTTGACGCGGGCCCGAGTTCACCGCGGCGTCGAACGTGGCGTAGCGGATGCCTGGCGGCAGATCGTCAGCACGCACTGGCTTCCAGTACCGCTCAAGGTAGATGCGCTTGGCCAGATCCAGCGGCAACTCGCGCATGTCGCCCTTGTAGCCGACCTCCCGAGCCACCGCCTCGGTCACCCCGAAGCGGGTCTTGCCTCCGGGGTCTGCCGGGTGGTCGCTGAAGTCACCCTCATGCCCCAGCAGCAGCGCAAACGCGGTGTCGAAGTTCATTTGCCAGGCCAGTGGCTCACGACCCAAGATACAACGCCGCCGAACGCAGACGCGATGGTCATGCCCATCCAGAAGCCGCCCTTGCCCTTGTTGGCCAAGGCCAGCAACTCCTTGATGTCACTCTGCATCGCTGCCACTTGGTCTTCCAGCGTCTTGACCTGGCCGATCAGCAGAC